AGTTCGTTTACCTTTGTATTATAAACAGGATTCCATGAATATCCTGTAACTTCACCATAATTAGGCATCCATGGCCTATTTTCAATAGTAGGACTTTTATTAAAAAGATTGTATTTATACCCAGTTCCGAGGAAAGTTCCTGCCGATTCATCTGCCGCATTTTGTTTCTTCAGCGCATCGAGTGCAGCAAGTATTTCTTGTGGATCTCCTTCGCCAGTTTTTATAAATGTCATTATATCGTGTTCGCGTGAAACGGTAAGTGCCCATGCATTGAATTCGTCAAGCATTTCCTTGAGCATATTCTGCCAAGAGCTCGTCATTCTAACAAGATTATTGCTCCAGTCATTATCAAGAAAATCATTGAAAGTATTTGCAACCACACCAAGGAATAATGGGCCAGTTCCAGTCGCCATATCAGAGAGAAGAACTTCCCATTCTCCTTTTGCAATATTTAATTTCCCCTTGTAAGTTTGTTCAACCTGAGAAAGCATCCCACTAAACATACCACCTTTTTCAGTCAAGATATCGATTGCTTTATTTACATCTTCAATTCCTATTTTCCCTTGTCTTGTCATAGAGACAATGTTTGCAGTATTTGTATTTAGTGCTTGTGCAAGTGCTTCATAAATAGGGATACCATCCCTGACCATTTGAATAAGATTACGTGCCTGCACATTCCCCATGGCAAACATTTCACCATATGATTTTGCGACGAGCGCCAATTTATTATTATCGCCCATCGCCATATCGCCAAGTTTCTGCAATATCGTCATCACATCTTCAGCAGCGACGCCAAACGCCTTCAATTCGAGTGCGGCTGTTTGTGAAGACGAAAAAGTATAAGGAGTCCTCACGGCGAATCCATATATCTTGTCGAACATTGATGCGCCCTGTTCCATGTCTCCAATAAGGACTCCCCATTGGATTCGGGCCATTTCAAAAGTACCCGCTAAATCAATACTCTGCTTAGCAAGATTTATCATTTCCTGCGCAATCTGACGAGTAACCTGAATTGCTGCCCCTATACCTACTGAATAGCCAGCAACTCGAAGAGCGAGTTCTCCGAATGACATTCCGCTTTCTTTATTGGTGGCAATATTTCCAGCTGTTGCTGAACTTAGATTTTTTGTTGTTGAGCTAAGATTATTCAATGACTGGTTGAGGTCATAGACGCCAATACCATTTTCTTTTGTGGAAAGATTTAAGAGTTGTATCTGTTGAGTAAGTTGTTGAGTGGCAATAGAAGCCTGTTGGGAAATGGAAGTTACTTGTTGCAATATTGCCGTGAGTTCATTCCCGCCAGTATTGGTAAATTTTACATCAAGCCGACTATCCATTTTTATTCCTTTCCTTTTCCTTCTGCTCTTCTTTCCTCTTCTCTTCCTGCCACGCCAATAATGTATTGTTCATTGCCATAATCGCTTGAGTTTCCCATGCTGAAAACTCATAGCTGGTAATCGTTTCATAGTCCAGAATGTCTCTCCAGCCTATTTTGATTCCAGAAAGCCCCTCATGGATACCATTTCTGATATCCCAAAAAATTGACCAAAGATATTCCCATCCTTCAGGAGGCTTGCTTTCATCAAGCCGTGGACTATGCCTACCAAAATCACGCTCAATCGCTTCAAGTTCTTCCCGCAAAGTAGGTCTTCCATCGTCCTTTGCGGGAATATTTAACTCACACCATGCCCTAACCGAATTGCACAGATCGGTCAGGGCTTCTGAAAATAATTCCTTCGATTCGTGATGATTCCTGAAACGAAATTGGCAAGATACTTTTTATCCATGTATTCTCTTTTTGCCGCATCCTGCGAGAAAGGAAGTTCCTTGCCATCCTTGCCGAGACCTTTCCATCCGAGCGTCGCACGGGAAAGGATTTCGCACGTATCTTCATAGCTGATTCCAGTTTTTCCATGCGCCTTATTGCGTTTTTCAACTTCCTCAATGGCTTTTTCATAGACTTTAGAATCAGCTCCGAGAAGTGTGAAAAATACACCAGTTGAAGTCCCATCCACTGGATCAGGGACTTCAACCTCAATACCTTTTTCGGAAAGAGTGTTAGAATCAAATCTTGAAATGTCGTACATTCTATGACCTCCTTATTCTTTAGAAACTCATGCGAGTTTCCATATTCTCATGCAATTCACGCTTGTCGAGCTGTCTTTCTGTGCCGTGAATGGAATCTGCTGCGTGATATTGTCGGAAGCTTTCGAGAGAGTTTCTGGATTGAGCACGAGCTTCGGCATATCGAAGACATACCCATAACTTCCGCTCGAATCCATAGCTTGCGCACAAAGCGCAAGGCTGGTACCAGCACGAATCTTTGTAATAAACGAGGAGTCCTGAAGATACATGGTAAGGTTTCCCGTTACCTTGATCTGCCCGACACCCATTGCCGTAGGATTCTCAAGCCCCGCGGAGAAAAGTGCGGTACGCCCGCCATCAAATGTTATATTCCCGTCTCGCATATAAGCGATAGGAACTCCATCCAGCATGAAGACGTTTCCGCTTGCGCTTGTCTTGATAGGAGCATTCGTTGTCGCTGCTACATAGCTTCCTGCATAGGCAGAAGCCGCCGGGCCGACAAGCGATTTCGCGATCATATCGAAGTTGCAGGTAATGAGTTGATCGAGAGTAAAACTAAGGTTCATGCTTTTGACTATCGCGCCAAGAAGTTCCTGATAGACTGCTATATCGGTTTCAGCTTCCTCGATAGCCATCGATTTCTCAGTAGTCCCGACCACAAGATATCCCATTTTCTGCACTGAAACTCCTGTTTGACTAGTACAGGCAGCGAGCGTTGAAGCTCCGCTTTCGGGATCAATAGCGCCCGCGAACGTCAGAACTCCAGTCGCCGATGCAGAAACTCTCTTGAATCCATTGTTCGCGGTATATGGGCTAGTGAATCCTGAAATTTTCACCCAGTCTCCGGCATAAATTCCTGTAGCTATTCCTGTTGCGCTGATGGTGTTCGTACTTCCAGCGACTACAGTTGCGGAAAGTCCCGTGATTGCGCTTGCAGCGGCAGCGAAGGCGTTCATGAAAAGCGAAGCCAGATAGTCTTCATGCGCGCCATAAATGAGATTTCCGCTCAATCCGAAAGTATTATTTTTGTTGCCAAATTGTATTGGACTTGGCGAACGGTCAGCCGTAGCTTCCTGCGACTCAATGGTCGTCCGTGCCTGTTTAATTCCTGCACTCGCCATAAGAAGTCGATCTTTCGTAAAGGCAGTTCCGGAAGGAGTACCGAGCGAAGACTCGGTAACGTGTGAGACCTGCCATAAAGAGCCACTTGCCCTTGCCATAATGTTCCTCCTGCCCTAATGGGCATTCAATCGATATTGAAAAGGCGTCTCTATAGCCGCCTCAATTCACGACATATGCAGAAAAATAGACTCGTATCGCAATCACGAAATCGCTTGTTTCTATATCCTGCAATCCTTCAGTACGTCCACATGAACTTATGAAAACAGATTGTCCATTATAGTAAAGATAACTGTTTGCCTTGAAACAATCCTGAATCCGTTGAGCTTCCGTTGAAGCCTGAAAATCTCCTTTTGTCCTCGGTTCGGCGACATTTATCTGGAAAAATCCGGTAAAATGTATCATCGCTCCAAGTCCTGCGCCATCAGTCTTCGGATTATCGTTCGGTACGAAGAAAACACGATACCAAAGATGATCCGTCGGCTTCACAACTTCAACTTGAGAAGCATCCAGCTTCTTGTTGTTCTCATACCATGTATAGGCATCGGGGAGCGCCGCTCCAGGACTTGCTGAAATAGCCCGCGAGAGCAAACAATTTTTTACGTCAAGTTCGCTCATCCATTCATCTCCGATAGCGTTACTCCGACCATCCCATGGGGGGCCAGTTTTGAATATCCATTCTGCGAAAATTTTACCCATCTGGGGCCAGCAATACCATGCTTACTCTTCCCTCTGGGAATATATGTCCCTCGCAGTGGGGGGTTCGGATAAAGCCCGAATTCAAGAACAACTGCCTGTGGCGTATTATTCGTCAAATAAAAATCTTCTTTCAAAACATCCCAATTTTTTATCTTCTCTTCTACGGCAGCCTTCGTCGCACTTCCAGAAGGGTCTGCACTTCCAGTCGTATCCTCGGAAGGAGCTCCAATATTTCCCATCCAGTTTGCTTTCGTAACTCCAGTATCTACAGGAGTCTTATCGATTATTTTATTTGATACTTCTGAGGCTATTTCACGTGCGAATTGGCGTGCATTATCGAGTATTTGTATGCAGTTTTGTTCAATACCTACAACAAATTCTAAATTTTCTGCCATTTTATGCCCTAGCCTGTATGATGTAGTATACAACTTGCGGCCCAGGTTGAAAAGGTGACACATTCACTATCTTCAACGTCGTTCTTCCAATCGTAAATGTTTTATCGACAGACGGTTTCGTAATTTTATTACCATCAGAATCGAATATAGAAAGCATGAATTTTCTGTCTCCACGCAGAATAAGCGTACCGTCGATATCCTTCTCAGAATATTCGAGTTCAAGTGCATACACATTGATTGTCGTCGAGGCAGTTGCGGGGTCTACATAAACGGTCGTACCATCTTTCGTCCATGATTCCTGCCCGGTAATCGGATTATTGTAATAAGACCATCCTGTAGAATCCCCAGGAATGGTGAAAACAAGCTGTTTCCCGCCATTTCGGATATCCTGCAACTCATCGAGTCTGTTTGCCTGATATCCTATAATTTCTCCATCAAGAAATAATTGCTCTACTCTCCCGACGATATAATATTCCGTAAGGCCTGTCTGCTTGTTGACAGTGCTAAAAATTTCATTCTGTAGAGGGCCTCCATGATAATCAATGAGCATAAGATGTTTCATGAAGCTACGGTTATTGACGCTCACTGGAGAATCTGATGGTGTAAGTGGCGTTGATTTTTCTGGGGATATGCTGACTCTATATTTGAATGATACTGGTCCGTCTGAATCAAATGGTACTAAATCATTCGATGGCACAAGGTCTTCAGATGGATATAAACCACCAAGAGGATATCTTTCTATCGTGATGATAGTCGGGTCTTCTGCAATCATCTTGATGATTCCAGCCCGCGCCTGCGCCGCCTTATTCAAATATCTCCTCCCGCGATAATCGGTTTTCGTGTTCTGAAATATCTGCCCGTAGAGGAACCTGACTCCTCTGCGAGTTCCGTATTGAATTCAGCTATGAGCATCTGATAATATTCATAAGTATCTTTCAAGGTCGTATATTCGGTGGAATCCGCGCCTTTCGTGAGTCGTGCAATCTGTATTTCCTGCCCTAACGACGCCAATATCGCACGTATGACTTTTGGAGCGGAACCGGCAACGCCATATAGGTCAATGAGATTTTCGAGCCGATCGTCTGATATTCTCAAGATGCAGGGGTCATTCCATGCAGCCAAGTCGAAATCGTAGGTAACATATTCTCCTGAATCCTCTTTATAGTATGCGGTCTGGCGTGCTGGGGAAGACGGAAGAGCCGCCGTGTTCGCTACCGATAGAATATCGATGACGCCAGCGGGGTCTGAAACCTTGAGTCTCAATTCCTTTACATCACTCCAAGTCGCCATTATTTTCCTCCAAAAACGGCCCTATGAACAATCACAGGGCCGTCAGACTGAGCATCA